TGCCCGTAAAGATTTGCCCCAAGAAACACAATTACAGAATATTATTGACGAAATAGCCCAGCTTATTGACTCAACTCTTTACAAACTCAAAAACCTTAAGTAAGGATAGATTATGCCAATGGATAAGTCTGGGTCAGCCCAATCAGTCGGTAAAAACATTAAAACTGAAGTTAAAGCTGGTAAGCCTAAAAAACAAGCAGTTGCTATTGCACTTAGCGAAGAACGCACTCACGCCAAAGGTTCACGCAAAGCAAAGCTAGAAGAGCAATACGCTAAATATGTCGCGGAGAACGCATAATGGCTATGACATTACCTGCTGTAATTGGGCGCAAAGAGCATACAAAGCCTGAACTCAATGTAAACAGCAAAGATGACATCATTAACAAAAAGATTAATGAGCGCCTAAAGCGTAAAGAAATGCTTTCTAAGATGCTCAATAAACTACACGATACCGATATAGTTGGCTAAATGGCTACGCTGGCTGATGCCCTAAGAGGCTATACACTTCCTACAGAGTCCGCATTAGCAGACCCTATTAAAGAGCATTTCCGTACATTGCCACAGCAATTAGCTACAAACCAAGCAGCGTTAGACAGCGCTATTGGCAGTTGGAATAAGACTGACTTTGCTACAGGTCAGCCAAACCCTAATTACCGCCCAGAAGCAATACAAGAATTGACCCAGTTAATGCCTAATATTGGCGCATTAACCGCATGGCATGGCACACCGCATAAGATTGTGGGCAACTTTGACATAAGCAAAGTAGGAACTGGCGAAGGCGCACAGGCTTATGGTCATGGTATGTATTTTGCTGAAAACCCTGAAGTTTCAGAAACATATAGACACGCAAAACAAGTTGTTAAATATGAGCCAACAATAGAAAAATTTACAAATGGCCCTAATTATTTTATGAATGATGCTGGTAATTATATGAAAGTTAGAGATTATGTAAAAAATGATGTGCCAGTAGCAGTTCCCAAAGAAGAATATTTGCAAAAGTTTAATGAAGTTAGGTCTAAATACGATGAACAACCTCATGGTAATTTGTATAAGGTAGATATACCTGACGAACACATTCCTAATATGCTTGATTGGGATAAGCCAATTAGCCAACAGCCCAATGTAATTGAACGCTTAAAAGCTATTAACCCTAAAGAATTAGACAAACTAGGTATAAACCCTGACTTTACACGCAGAAGCACAGGCAAAGAATTAACTGGTGAAAGCCTATACGATGTATTGACTACGCATAACAGTCAAAAAGGTGCTTCTAAGTTTCTTGCAAATCAAGGAATACCAGGCATACGCTATTTAGACCAAGGCAGTAGGTCAGTTACAGGTGGTGAACTAATTGGTATTACAAAAACACCACAAGGCTATGTTTCTAAAGTTAAAGTTGAAAATAGAGGTGGTGCTGGGTTTTCCACTCCAACACAACAATTCACTACATCAACACCATTTAAAACCGAAGCTGAAGCACAAGCATGGGCTAATGAAAAGATTGGTGGTGGCACAAGCAATTTTGTAGTATTTGACCCATCTACAGTAAAGATACTAGAAGAAAACAGTAAACCAGTAAGTCGCAAAGCATTAATTGAAGAACAAGTAAACAAGTTAAAAGACTGATATACTAAAACCCTTATAAATCAACTACTTGAGTTTATATGGACACTAAATTAGAGAAATCTACTGAAAAGAAGCGTAAAGCACCACCTAATGCAGGCAAAGGTAGGCCAGCAGGAGTGCCTAATAAAGCTACTGCAAAGGCTAGAGAGGCTTTTGCTAACTTCGTTGATGCTAACTCTGAGCGTATGCAAGAATGGCTTGAGGCTATTGCTACAGACCCTAAACATGGCCCTAAAGTAGCATTTGATTGTCTAATGGCAGTAAGTGAATACCATGTGCCTAAACTAGCTAGAACTGAAGTAGTAGGCGATGAAAAGACTCCAGTACGCATGGTGGTGTCTTGGAAGAAATGATTTCCTGCATAGCAGGTTGGAGTCTTTGTATTTATTGCAAAGCCACCCAGATTAAGCTACTGGGTGTTTGATGGATGAAATAGTCCAAGAGGTAGAACTAGACTACCAACCTAGAGATGTATTCTTAGATTTCCATGAAAGAGAGCAGCGTTGGGCTGTTATCGTGGCCCACCGAAGGTGCGGAAAGACAGTCAGTTGCATCAATGAATTGATATATAAAGCCCTAATTGAGGGCAAAGAAGATGGTCGCTACGCTTATGTTGCACCATATTACAGCCAAGCTAAGAATATCGCATGGGACTACCTATTAAGATTTAGTAAGCCTGTAATGGCTAAAGCTAATCAATCTGAACTATGGGTGGAATTAATAAATGGCGCAAGGATTAGGCTCTTTGGGGCTGATAATGCTGACTCTCTTCGTGGTTTATACCTTGATGGGATTGTCCTAGATGAGTACGCAGATATGCGCCCTCGTATTTGGGGCGAGATTATTCGGCCTTTGTTGGCAGATAGGCTCGGATGGGCTGTATTCATTGGAACACCCAAAGGTCATAACGCCTTCTGGGACATCTATAGTAATGCCATTAAGTCAGGCGATTGGTATGCCAAAACCCTAAGAGCAAGCCAAACAGGGCTATTGCCTCAGTCTGAGTTAGATGACGCTGCTAAGTCAATGACGCAAGACCAATACCTACAAGAGTTTGAATGTGATTTTGAGTCTGCAATCTTAGGCGCTTACTACGGCAAAGAGATGCGTCAACTGACAGACCAAGGCAGAATCACCGATGTTAAGCACGACCCACTATTCCCTGTGCATACAGCTTGGGACTTAGGATACTCAGACGATACCGCTATATGGTGGTTTCAAGTGGTGCATGGCGAGATTCGATTGCTTGACTACCATTCATCTAATGGTCAACCCATAGCGTTCTATGCTGGCATTATTCAATCAAGAGAGAATGAACGGCATTATAAATACGGCACTCATTACTTACCTCACGATGCACGAGCAAAGACACTTGCATCAAATAAATCAATAATTGAGCAACTTTCTGACAAAATTCCGTTAAAATCTATGAAGATTGTGCCAAGTTTGTCACTTCAAGATGGTATACAAGCAACACGACTAGCATTAACTAGAGCTTGGTTTGACCATAAGTGTGAGGACGGCATTGAATGTTTAAGGCAGTACCAGCGTGAGTACGATGAGGACAAGAAAGTCTTTAGGGATAAACCTAGACATGATTGGACTTCTCATGGTGCAGACGCATTTAGGATGCTAAGTATTGCCTGGAAAGAAGAAGCTAAGTTGCCCCATAAGGATGACTCTATTAGAGGGCTGTTTGTAGGACAAACTGATGTAACGCTGAAAGAAATGTGGGAGTTAACTCCTAAATCTTCAGTAGGGAGAATTTAAATTGAGTGAAATGTATTTTGTTTATGTAGACTCAAAGCCAGATGGAACTCCGTTCTATGTTGGCAAAGGTCGTCATTTACGAGTGCAAATCAAAGCTAGAGCAAACAAACATCACGCAAGAATATGCGCCAAATATCCTGATTGGCAGCGTGGTTTAGCTCTTATGGGAAATGAAGTTGATGCTTTAAAAAAAGAAATAGAATTAATTGCTCAGTTTGGTCGCGTCAACTCTGGAACTGGAACGCTTTGCAATCTTACCGATGGTGGCGAAGGTTCTTCAGGTTTTAAACATACTAAAGAATCCAAACAAAAAATAGTTAATTATTTAAAAACACGCAAACACAGCGAAGAAACAAAATTAAAGATTAAACAATCTAATCTTGGTTTAAAGCGTACAGCAGAACAAAAAGCCAATATAGGCAAATCAAGTTTAGGTAGAAAAATTGCTCGTAATCCACAAAAACACATTTGCTTGGAGTGTGGGCGCATAAGTGGTAGCCTTGAATGGGCTACAAAACACCAAAATAGCACCAATCACGCAGGGAAAATAATGTTATGAGTAAAGGCAAAGCCACAGTAAATCGTACATACGAGGACTGGTATAAAGTCATTATGGGGTATGAAAGGTCTTTCAAAAGATGGGAAGCTCGTGCTGATAGAATAGTAAAAAAGTATAAAGATGATTCTCGTTACGATAGAAACCCAAACGCTAGATTTAATATACTTTGGTCAAATTGTCAAACCATTCAACCAGCTATCTTTGCAAGACTTCCTCGCCCTGATGTAAGCCGTAGATTCCGAGATAACGACCCAATTGGGCGTGTAGCCTCAATGATGCTTGAAAGAGCGTTAGAGTTTGAGATTGAGCACTATGGTGACTACAAATCTGCAATGAATAACGCAGTACTTGACCGCCTATTGGGTGGTCGTGGCGTTAGTTGGGTTCGATATGAACCGCACATTGTAGGCGAAGAAGCTGGCGAACCTGATGATGGCTTTGAAGTAACCGAAGATACTGATGAGGCTGAAACCGAAGGTGGCATTGAAAACGAATCCCAAGAGCGCATTGAGTATGAGTGCTGCCCAGTTGATTATGTGCATTGGAAAGACTTTGGACACACGATTGGTAGAACATGGGAAGAAGTCACCGCAGTATGGCGTAAGGTATATATGTCACGCCCTGCATTGGTTGAGCGCTTTGGTGAAGAATTGGGCTACAAAATCCCATTGGACACTAAGCCTGATGATTTAAAACAGTCTTACAAGTCTGACGATAGCGTTTATGAGGCATTGGTATATGAAATCTGGGACAAAGAAACAGGCAAAGTATTCTGGATTTCTAAGTCCCTCGGAAAGATATTGGATGAGCGTGATGACCCTCTCGGTCTTGAGAACTTCTGGCCTTGCCCTAAGCCTCTCTATTCAACTCTCACTACTGACAGCCTTGAGCCGATTCCTGACTTTGTTATCTACCAAGACCAAGCAAGAGAATTAGACGCTCTGTGCGACAGAATTGATGGCTTAATTAACGCATTGAAGGTGCGTGGCGTATACGATGCTTCTGCAAGCGAATTACAACGCTTATTCTCTGAAGGCGAGAACAATACCCTAATTCCTGTGCACAACTGGATGGCTTTTGCTGAAAAGCAAGGCATGAAAGGTGCTATTGACCTTGTAGACATCACCCCATTTGCTCAAGCATTACAACAATGCTATCAAGCAATGGAGCAAGTTAAGAGTCAAATCTATGAATTGATGGGTATTGCCGATATTCAGCGTGGTCAAACCGACCCACAAGAAACCCTTGGCGCACAGATTATCAAGTCAAACAACGCTGCTGGTCGTTTAAAGACGATGCAACACGCAGTAGTAGACTTTGCTACCTCATTATTGAGCATCAAAGCACAGATTATCTGCAATCATTTCACCGATGACACGCTAATTAAGATTTCTGGCGCAATGCAACTGTCTGACCAAGACAAACAACTCATTCCACAAGCGATTGAACTGTTAAGAAACGAAGCTGCTAAGAATTTCCGCATTGAAGTCACTTCTGACTCAATGATTTATCAAGATGAACAGCAAGAAAAAGCCGATAGAATGGCATTTTTAGGCGCTGTAGGACAATTCTTCCAACAAGCTGTGCCATTGGTACAAACACAACCCGAACTCGCCCCTATGGCGATAGAAATGCTCAAATTTGGCGTAACAGCGTTCAAAGCAGGCAAACAATTAGAGGGAATTATTGACGAAACTGCTGATAAATTGCGTCAACAAGCAAAACAAACAGAAGGACAGCCTAAACCACCTTCACCTGAAGTGCAAAAGATGCAAATGCAGATGCAAATCGAGCAAGCTAAGATGCAAGCCAAACAAGGTGAATTGCAAGCCCAAGCCCAACTTGAACAACAGAAGATGCAGATGCAAATGCAGTTGGAAAAGGCTAAACAAGAGTACCAGGCGCAAGAAAACCAACTTAAATTCCAATTGGAAGAGCAACGCAACCAAATGGATAGAGAGATGGAATTGCGTGTAGCCCAAATGAAGATGATGACTGAGCGTAATACTCAAGTCTTATTGGCTCACATTAATAATGGGGCTAAGATAGAAGTCGCTCGTATTGGCGCTGAAGATTCGAATGGTGAACAAGCCTACTTATCTGAAGAAGAATATGTAAAGGCTCAAGAGCATCCATTACAGCCGATTGCTAGTGCTATTGGTCAAGGAAACGCCCAAATGGCACAGGCTATTAGTGCGTTAGTTGATACAATCAACCAGCAACATAACAGACCTAAAACAGTTATTCGTGGTCAGGATGGCAAAATAATCGGAGTCCAATAATGGCGTTAGTCCTTAAAGATAGGGTATTAGAAACTTCCGTTACCACAGGCACAGGGACAATTACATTAGATGGCGCTGTAGTTGACTATCAAGGCTTTACAAGTGCTATTGGCGCTGGCAATACGACTTATTACACAATTACCCATGACACCTTTGGCGAGTGGGAAGTTGGTATTGGTACAGTTGGCACAAATACGCTGACAAGAGATACTATTCTATCCTCTAGTAATGGTGGTAGCGCAGTCAATTTCACCGCAGGAAGTAAGAATGTATTTTGTGATTACCCTGCAAGTAAAGCCGTATATGCCAATGCAAGCGGTCAAATTCATGTAGATAGCAATAGCTATATTGACTTTGAATCAGCGCCTTCTACAACTGTTGCTGCTGGTCGTATGTGGTACAACAATACGCTAGGTAATTGGAACTTGGGTATGGGTGGTGGCAATATCACCCAACAAGTAGGCGAAGAACTGTTTATTTATGGTAAAGCCTCTGCTGCTATTACCGATTCCCCACTACAGATTATTTACCACACAGGTACAGTAGGCGCTAGTGGAGTCGTTACATTTGCCCCTACAGTTGCTGGAATTACCGATGTAAACGCTATTCTTGGCGTTGCTACAGAGAACATTTCGTTAAACGGTTTTGGTCGTATTACCTCTTATGGCGTGATTCACGGGATTAACACTACAGGTTCAGCATTTGGTGAAACTTGGGCAGACGATGATGTTATTTGGTACAACCCTGTAACAGGCAACCCAACCAAAGTAAAACCTGTTGCCCCTAATATGAAAGTCCAAATTGGATTAGTTATTAGCGCAGGTTCAGGTGGTTCAGGCTCATTCCAAGTCTTATTGCAAGCTGGTACACAATTAGGTGGCACAGACTCCAATGTGCAAATTACTTCACCTACAAACGGCAACATTCTGACTTACGATGGTGGTAACGGCTATTGGAAAAACACAGCGCTTACTGCTGGTTCTGGTATTACTGTTACACCTTCTGCCAATGGTGTTTTAACTGTCGCTGCTACTGGCGGCGGCACAGGAACTGTTACTTCTGTAGGCCTTACAGCGCCTTCTATCTTTACTGTTAGCGGTAGCCCAGTAACGAGTTCAGGCACTCTTGCGCTTACTTATAGTGGCACAGCCTTACCAATCGCAAATGGTGGTACAAACTCGACTGCTACTCCTACTGCTGGTGGCGCAGTTTATGGTACAGGCACAGCATATGCAATAACCGCAGCAGGCACTTCAGGCGCAGTATTAACCTCTAATGGTGCTTCTGCCCCTACTTGGTCTACTACCGCAGGCGTGAATCAATCTGATGTGGGTACAGCCCCTAATCAAATCCCTTTAAATCAGTATTTAGGGTCAATGGCTTATCAAGATGAGAATAGCGTCAAGATTAATGGTGGAACGGCTACATTAAGCACCGTTACTGCTACTGCAAGCACAACAGGCTCAACTACTTCAGGCGCTATTTCTTATGGTACTTTAAGCTATTCAGACACAGGTCATTTAGCTTCTTTTGCAACAGGCGTAGATAGCTATGCTCAAGTAGAAGTGCAAAACACCAATGCCACTTCTAATGCTTCATCTGACATTATCGTAGCAAATAACAACACTACAGCTTCTACCTTTTATGGCAGCTTAGGTATGAATAGTAGTGCTTGGACAGGAACTGCTGGCACAACTAGCTTAAATGCACCGAATATGGTGTATTTGACCTCTACAAGTGCAGATTTAACTATTGGAACTACTACTTCTAATGCTATTCGCTTTGTAACCAATGGCGGTGCAGATAAACTCATATTTGATGCAAGTGGAAATGTGGGTATTGGCTTAGTTCCAACAGGCTTAGATTTGCTTGAATTAGGTGCTGGAACAATTACTAAAGCACCATTAGGCTTTACTTCAGGTTCTTTACTGACTACTTCAGACCCTGGTTCTGTTGAATACGATGGTACGGCTCTTTATTTCACCCCTACAGGCACAAGCAGAGCATTAACTAATACTTCCTATTACTATCGCAAAAACACCGCTACAACCCTTGCAAGTGCCACAGGTAACCAAGCTATTTTTGCTCTTACTAACGGTGCAACAGTAGCGGCCAATACAACCTATGAAATAGAGTGTGAGTTTCAGTTATCTACCTCTGGTACAGTTTCCCATACAGAAGCATTTGGCTTTACTTTAGCAACTGCGACAGTAACCAATATGGGTGTGGCTGTTAATAGATTGGCAGGTAACACTACTTCTACAGCATTAGGCGCATATTTAACCTCAGTAACCCCTGTAGTAGTAACAGGTGCTTTAACCACAGCGCAGGTTGGTATTTATCGAGTTAAAGGTACTATTGCTTTTGGTACTGGTGGCTCAATTAACCCTGTAGTTGCTTTCTCGGCAGCGCCAGGTGGAACTTCAACTATTGTCTTAGGCTCATGGATGAAATTAACCCCAATAGGCGCAACTGGTTCAAATGTATCAATTGGTACTTGGGCTTAATAAAGGATAAATATGACCATTACAGCTAATTTCCCTAGTATTAGACCTACGCTATTACTAGACTTTGCAAATACAGAAGTCCTAGACCCTCGCATTACCTTTAGCAGACCTACTACAGCTACTTATTATGATGCTAAGACAAGTTCAGTAGCAGAGCAGAATTTACTGATTTATAGCGAACAATTTGATAATGCTTCATGGGGCAAAGTCGCATCTTCTGTTACAGCAAATACTACAGTTGCGCCTGATGGTAATACAACGGCAGACACTTTAACAGCAGATGGAACTGCTGCGGTTCATAATATTTTGCAAGCTGCTTCTGCTTCATCAACTGGTCGAGTAGTTTCTGTGTATTTAAAAGCGGGAACAAACAATTATGCTCAAATTTATTTTGATGCTGACGCTGCCCCTTACGCAGACTTTGATTTATCTTTAGGAACTGTCGGAACTGTTGGCTCAACGGCAACAGCATCTATTGTTTCTGTTGGAAGCGGGTGGTATAGGTGTATTGTTTCAACATCATCTACAACAGCAACAAATATCCACATTAATATTGTTTCTTCTTCATCTGCCGCTAGAGCAGAAAGCAATTCATTAGCAACAACGATTATTTTGTGGGGCGCACAATCAGAAGCTAGGCAAACAGTTACTGCTTATAACGCTACCACTACTACAGCTATCACTAACTACATTCCTGTATTACAAACAGCATCTTCTAATACAGCTAGATTTGACCATGACCCAGTAACAAGAAGTAGTCTAGGATTATTGATAGAGGAGCAGAGGACTAATCTGCTATTGCAATCAAGTGCATTTGATAATGCAACTTGGACAAAAACAAACGCTATAGTTACTACTGCGGCTGATATTGCTCCAGATGGAACTTTAACAGCACAAAAATTAATTGCAGATACAACAGCCACAGCACAACATCGCTTAAATCAAACGCCAGTTTCTTCTGCTGGTGCTCAAACCTTTACTGTTTATGCAAAAGCTGGAGAATATTCAGGATTATGGCTAAGAATTAGTGGAGTTGGTGGATACTATAATTTATTAAATGGTACAAACTCTTACGATGTTGGAGCATCTGGCTCTGCAACTTTAGTAGGAAATGGTTGGTATAGATGCGTACTTACAGTAGCCGCTGCATTAGCAAATGACATTGCTAGAATAAATGTGGTGCAAACTTATCTTGGTAGCGATTTTACAGGTAATGGATATTCAGGCATCTACATTTGGGGCGCACAACTAGAAGCAGGTGCTTTCCCTACATCTTATATCCCTACAGTAGCTTCTCAAGTAACTAGAAGTGCTGATAGTGCAAGCATGACAGGGACTAACTTTAGTAGTTGGTATAACAATGCGCAAAGCACTTTATATTTTGAAGGCGCTGTTTTAGCTTTAAATCAAAGCGCCAATCCAGGAATGGCATCTATTGATGATTCAACAAACAACAATAGATTTTTAATGTTTCAAACATCAAATGTTGTTGATGCTAGAGTTGTTTTCGGTGGAATAAATACAGGCCCATCAAATTCAACTGTTATTTCCGCAAACACAGCATATAAAGCGGCTTTAACAGCAACTAATGGAACAAATCAAGCAATGCTTACAGTAAATGGAATAACTGGAAACGCCAATAGTCCAACAGGATATTTTGTTCCAAATAGGCTTGTTATTGGCGGTGGCATTAATTTAGGCGCTTTAAATGGTCAAATTAAAAAAATAGCCTACTACCCTAAACGCTTAACTAACGCTGAACTTCAAGGATTAACAGGATGACCCCATACTATTTAGCCTTTCAAGATGAGATAGAAGCTAATTCTGTGCTTTATACAACTCATCCTGAAGTTGTGGACATTGATGGCAATGTGGTCGTAGAAGCCTATACCACTCCTAACTATGCCAATATTTCTGTGATTGGGACAGTTTACGAACCAGCACCTATTCCTACTCCTGAAGATTATGTGCCTGTGCCTTATCCTGCGCCTAATTGGGGTGTAAATGTGTTGGTAATTGAAGGTGAGGATGCTACACCTATTGAGGCTTATGCGGTTCAGCCTTGGCCTTTCCCTATGCGTGTTTGGGCTGAGTAATGTTTGGCTTTAAGGCGTTTTCAACGCTACCTTTCTCATCGTTACAAATAACGATAACCCCAACACCGCCAACACCAGCTAGAGGAGGTGATGATGCTTGGACACCAGAGGAAAGAAAGCGTTATAAAGCCTTACAGAAAAAACTTAGAATTGCCGAACAAAAACGCATTGAAGCGTTAAAAGTTGACGCAGAAAAGCGTAAACAGACTATTTCTGACTTAGTTGACCCTAAACAAGTTGCAAAGAAACAACAAAATAAAGTAGAATCAAAACAAGAAGTTAGCGTTGATAAACCGTCAAAACTAGCAAATATTGACCGATACATCGCTAATCTTGTTCAACAACAACAAGACTTGCAAGCAGCGGTAGCAATAAGAGAAGCCAAAATCCGTTTAGAACAGGAATTGGCAATTTTAGAAGCTAAGAGGCTTGCAGAGTTAGACGATGAAGAGGCGCTGTTATTACTACTGTAAACCCCCAAGACCAATTTCAATTAGCCTATAAACACCTTCACGCAGGAAGGTACGAACAAGGCTTTAAATTGTATGAGTATCGTTGGCATGAGGACATTATTAAGAATGAACCCTCACCTACACGCCCAGCGTTAAAAATCCCTGTATGGCAAGGCGAATCTTTATTAGGTAAATCCATTACTGTTCAAGTTGAGCAAGGCTTTGGCGACATTATTATGTTTGCCAGATTCTTGCCAGCATTAAAGGCTTTAGGAGCGTCTAAGGTCGTAGTTTTACAAGAAGGTACATTGCACTACCTCATGGGGCAATTAGAGTGCGTAGATGTCTTTACCAATGAATTAGAGGGTGGCGTAGGCGCAGAATCAGATTATTGGATTGGCCTTATGTCTTTGCCATACTACCTATCCCTTACTCACCCAATGGTCAAGAACCTGTTTCCTGTCACACCTAAGAAAATAGTGGCTTCTGAAGGGTATTTACACGCTATTCCAAGCAATATTCCCCCTAAGATTGGCGTGAATTGGGAGGCTAGTAAGCAGATTCTTTACTACATTAAGTCCATTGATATGAAGGTTATGGAAGAATTGGTAGGTAGCGATGCTTACAGTTTGAACCCTAAAACCGATGGTGTATTCAACTCTTTGCCTGACGATGGGTGGAAAACCGATTGGAATAAGACAGCTAGTCACATGAAGGCTTGTAAGGGCATTGTGACTGTTGATACAGGTACGGCTCACCTTGCAGGTGCTTTGGGAATTAAAACCATTGTCTTGCTACCTAAAGAAGAATTTGTATGTTGGCGTTGGAAGAACGGCAGATGGTATGACTCTGTAATTGCTTTACGCCCCCATGAATACGACCAAATACCAGAACTGTTAAGGAGGATGGGATGATTTGCCCTAATTGTGGTTATTCTGAAGGTAATCATGTTGCAAAAAAACAACAAACTGAAGAAGAATTTTTTATTGAGTGGTGGACTCCTACTGTTGGTGCGGAAGAAGCGAAGCGCTCTTGGCTTGAGAAGCAAGAGAACAAAAAGCGTGAAGCCTCAATGGTCATGAGCGATATTGAAGGCTATATCAGCCAAGTAGACGGCTCATGGATTAAAAGCCGTAGCCACCATAGAGAGCATCTGAAACAGCACAGAATGATTGAATTGGGTAACGATGTGCCAATGCAACATAAACCTATAGACATGAGCGCCAAGTCTAAGGAAGCAAGAAAACGCCAAATCGCTGAATTGGCATACGAAAAACTCAGATATAAATAGGAAAAACCATGTCAGACTTAGACCGCAGAGATGTATTAGAAGCAGCGTTAAACGCAGCAGAGGAAGGCACACTTGAAGCACCAATCGAGAAAGAAATTGATACGCCTACGGATGCTATTGCCGAGGAATCCGCTAAAGAGGAAGTTGTTGGAGAAGTCGGACAAGAGTCTGCCGAGATTTCTGCACAGCCTGAATCTGAGGTCACGCATGAGGAGTCGAAGGAACTAGCAGAAGAAGTAAAGCCTATTTCTCGCCCATCTACATGGAAAAAAGAATATGTCCAAATTTGGGACAAAATGGAAGCTGGCGAACAAATTAGCAAAGAGGACTTTGTTAAGTTTGCAGAATATGCTAATCAGCGTGAGTCTGAGTATAAAAAAGGCGTTTCTACTTACAAAGCAGAAGCTGACCGAGCAAAGGCTTATGAAAATGCTATCGCACCTTTTGCACAAGATTTACAACGCAGAGGCATCCAACCTACGCAATATATTGAAAATCTAGTAAGAGCAGAACAGATACTTTCTACTGCCCCATACGAACAAAAAGTTCAAATATTTCAAAAACTTGCGTCAGATTATGGTATACAATTAAATGGTGGGCAGATAACACAAACTGATGCCTACACGCAACAACTGATGAACCAGTTAAATCAGGTTAATCAAGAGGTTTCATCCATTAAAGGTCGGTTTGCCCAAGAGGAAAACCAACGCTTAATGAGTGAGATTGAAAGAGTACGAAGTGATGTGGAGAAATACCCTCACTTTGATGTGGTAAGGGAAGAAATGGCTCAACTACTTGAGCTAGGTAAAGCCCAAGACCTCGAAACGGCTTACAAGAAAGCTGTGCGAATGAATGACGAAGTTTGGTCATTGGAGCAAGATAGACTCTTGAACGATGCTAAACAATCGGCAATCAAAGCCCAGCAAGTACAGAAAGCTAAGGCTGCTGCGGTTAGCCCCAAATCTGCTACTCCTAGCGGAAAAGTGAGCGACTCAACAGATAAGAAGGATAGACGCTCTTTAATAGCAGAACAATTAGGTACTGCAATGAGTGGTCGGCTTTAACTAACTAACATTTTTTTAAGGAAAATATCATGGCATTTGCTAACTCAGCAATCACCGATATTATCGCTACCACTATTCAAAGTCGTAGCGGTGAATTGGCTGACAACTTAACACAAAACAACGCAATTCTTCAGCGCCTCAATCAGAAGGGCAATGTACGCCCATTCTCAGGCGGTAATGTGATTTTGCAAGAAATCATGTATGACGATACATCTACAAACAACGCTAACAGCTACTCTGGCTACGAAGTGTTGAACATTGCTCCAGATAGCCCTATTTCTGCTGCTCAGTTCAAAATCGCTCAGTACGCTGATTCTGTAACAATGTCTGGCTTGGAAATGCTCCAAAACTCAAGCAAAGAAGCAATCATTGACCTCTTAGATGGTCGTATGCAAGTTTCTGAAGCTCGTCTTTTGAACCGTATTTCTGGTGACCTTTATGGTGATGGTACAGGTAACGGTGGTAAGAACTTGGATGGTTTGGGCGCTGCTGTTGCAGTTTCTCCTACATCTGGTACTTATGGTGGTATTAACCGTGCTACTTGGACTTTCTGGCAGAACCAAATCACTACAGGTGCTACATCTGTAAACATTTTGTCTAAGATGACTGACGCTGCTATCAAACAAATTCGTGGCACAGACAAGGCTGACTTAATCGTTGCTGGTAACACAATGTATTCCTACTATGTAGGCGCATTGCAAGCTATTCAGCGTATTGCTTCTGAGGAATCAGGCGCAGCAGGTTTCGCTTCACTCAAGTTCTACGGTGGTGGTACATCTGCTGATGTGGTACTCGGTGGTGGTTATGGCTCTCAAGAAACTGCAACTTATATGTATTTCTTGAACACTAACTACATCTTCTTACGCCCACATAAAGAGCGTAACTTTGTACCTATCGGTGGTGAGCGTCAGGCTATTAACCAAGACGCTATTGTTAAGTTGTATGGTTGGGCAGGTAACCTCACAACATCTAACAGCTTCCTACAAGGCTTGTTGACAACCTAATAGATTGGGCGAAAGCCCTTTCTATTTAACTGTCTATTTAATATATAAAGGAAATATCATGGCATATTCAGTAACCCCCCTATCTGGCATTAATTTGAACGGTACTACTCCAGTATCTTTCTCATATACTGCTGGTTCTACTGCTGTAAACATCCCTGCTTTTGGCCCATTGGGTACACAGGTATTTGGTAATGACGGCAAGCGTTATGTATTCGCACAAGCTGGCGCTGCTATTGCAGCATCTACAGCGACTGTAGTAGTTAACGCTTCTACATTCCAAGCAACATTGGGCGCTGGCTCATACTTCACCGCTACCTCTATGGCTTCTGGTGACTATGGCTGGTTCGCAATCACTTCTGTATAACCTACAGAAAATGTAGTAAAACTGGGATTCCCTCACAAGGGGAGTCCCTTTTTCTTATTTATGCCTAGCAAATTCTTTATGATATTTGTTTCTAGCTTCAATAGCCACTAATTCGGCTAACTCTAAATCATCAAAAGAACCTATATATTTTGATACGCCATTAACATTAAATTGAACTCTCCATTTATTTGTTCTTTTATGAAAAGAAACATTTTTTATTCCTGAAGTGTTTGATTTTCTTAATTTTGAATTTTGTTGGTTTTGAATTTGATTAACGGGTCTTAAATTTTCAATGCAATTATTTAAAGTATTTCCATCTATATGGTCAACTTTTAATGGCATATAACCATGAAACATCATAAAAATAAGCCTATGAAGTAAATATGATTTATTTTTAAAAGAAACTTGATTGTAGCCATCCCATCTTAAATGACCAGCTTTATCGCCAATTTTGCAACCATGATTTTTTGTTTTTCTGAATAATTCGCCATTAACATAATAAAAATGTTTATGCAATAGAGTAGAATCTATATCAGCCATAGCAATTCCTTAATAATTGTTGTGGTTAGGAGGCTGGTAACGCAATTACCAGTTTCCGTTATTTTAACACGAAACTAACCACTTAGTTAAGGAGATTTACATGGCTATTGATAGCGATATTCAAGGTTCGGATTCCCGTTTAGCAGTCCAATTCTATAAAAAAAGCGTCAAACAAGAGGATGCCTCCAATGAAGCTGGCAGACCGATTTTTAAAGAATTTGATTTCGTAAGAATTATGATTCCTGGTGATAATTTGACAGAAATTGACACTTATGCCCAAGAATCCCATAAAACACGCTTTCCTCGCCAATGGGCACATTATCAAAACCAAGTAGCAAACCATGAGGATATTATTGGAACACCTTTGGAAGCATGGCCTCAAATCACTCGTAGCCAAGCTGAAGAACTCAAAGGCTTAAAATTCCATACAGTAGAGTCCATTGCTGATTGTTCTGACCAACAACTACAGCGTATTGGCATGGTTGCAGGTATGTCACCATACAATTTCCGTCAAAAAGCCAAAGCTTTCTTAAATTTAGCTACTGATTCAGCAGAAGTTGCACAAAGAGAAGCAGAATTGCAAGCACTTCGTGCAGAAAACCAAAAACTTCAAGAAGAAGCCAATGCTAAATTAGCTAAACAACAAGAGCAAATTGACGCTTTAATGGCTATGATGGCTGAAAAAAAACCCAAAGCTCGAAAAACAAAAGAAGCTGAAGAAGTCTAATTATGCCTTGCAAACTTGCCGTGATATTTGTCCCTAGCTTCTTGGGCAACTAACTCGGCAAGTTCTAAATCTTCAAAAACGCCTATATATTTGCGTTTTCCATTGATTCCTATGTCAACTTTCCATTTTTTTAATTCTTTAAACCAATAAACCCCTTTTACATTAAATTTATTGTCTTTGCGAATTTTGGCATTTTGAGCATTTTGCCCAAAGGTTGCTGGTCTTAAATTTTCAATTTTATTGTTTAATCTATTTCCATCAATGTGGTCTAAATTTTTTGGTAAATAACCATAAAACATGAAAAATATAACTCTATGAATCAAATAAAATTTAGATTTAATAGTTGTTGATAAGTAACCTCTATTGGTCAAAGAGCCAACTTTTTTGCCAATTTTTGAATTAGGTGAAGTTTGTATTTTGTAATAAAGGCTTCCATCTTTGTATTCAAAGATTTCATGTAAATAGTCTTTTGTTAGTGTAAAATCAGTATCAGCCATACCAACTCCTATAAGTTGTGGTGGTTAGGGGCTAGGATGACCGTTAATCATCCTATGTCCTGTTAATTATAGCCCAATTACTTGGGTAAAGCACCAAGTAAAGGAAATAATATGTCACAAACAATGCTTCAGTTAGTGCAACAGACAACTGCTGAGTTGAACTTAGCTATTCCAACTTATGTTGCTGGTAATACTTCTCAAGATGTCCAACAGATTTTGGCTCTTATGAATGGTGCTGGCTATGAATTACTCAAAGAGTATGATTGGCAAGCATTACAGGTGCAATATCGTTTTTACACACAGTCTTTAACAGCAGACGCAACTACAGTAAATGGCTCTTATAACCTTACTTTTGCGCCTGGCGCAGATTTAAGCGCAGTAACAAGCCAATGGCAATTAACTGGCTATAACATCCCTCAAGACACCTATGTAGTTAGCGCTAACAACACTACTAAAGTCGTAGTAATGAGTCAAATGGCTACAGGTAGTGGATTACAGTCCGTAGTTTGCGCTCAAACTGCTTATGATTTACCTAGTGACTTTGAAACTATTACAGACCGCACTCAATGGGATAAGTCTAAGCATTGGGAAATGTTAGGCCCTGAAGATGCGCAGCAATGGCAATGGCTTAAATCTGGTTATATTTCAACTGGCCCTCGTATTCGTTGGCGTATTTTAGACAATCAATTTCAAATATGGCCTATTATGAACACCCAAGAATATCTTGGCTGGGAATATCGTTCTAACGCATGGGCTAGGTCAGCTAGTGGCACACCACAACAACAATTCTTAGCGGATTCAGACACTTGCGTGTTTGATAGTCGTTTAATGGTGCTATTTACCAAGATGAAATATTGGGGAATTAAAGGCTTTGATACGACTGTAGTTTCACAAGACTATCAGCGTGTATTGTCTATTGCCAAAGCTAATGACAAAGGCGCTCCTAATCTGTCATTTGCGCCTTACCCAAGCAAAGTATTGATTGGTTACGCTAACATTCCAGACACGGGGTACGGGTCTTAATTATGCTTTTACAAAAAGCTAAACAAAACACAGCTATGACTGCTTCTGTTCCAGCGCCTATTGGCGGTTGGAATGCAAGGGATTCATTGGCGCAAATGTCCCCAACAGATGCCGTTCAGTTGGTCAATTGGTTTCCTACGCCTACCGATGTAACGCTAAGAAAAGGATATACAAAAGTATCTTTGCTTACTACAAGCGCTGGCGTGGTGGCTATTTCTAGCATTACTTATATCAATTTAACCGCTACATTAACGACTTCATCTGCTCATGGTTTAGCCACAGGTGATTCTGTATATATTTCAGGAACAACACCTACTGCTTATAGCGGTATTTATGAAATCAGCGTTATTAACTCTACTAAGTTTAGTTATGCGTTGACTTCAGCGCCAGGTGGCAATGCAACTGTTGTAGGAACATACGCTATTGGGCTTAAAACCCCTATTAATAGCCTAATGAACTACACCCAAACTAGCGGATATAAGCTATTTGGCGCTTCTGGCACAAAGATATATGAAACTAAAGCAAACCCAGCCGTAGAAGTGTTTTCTGGCATTACTAGCAATAAATTTCAGCATGTCAATATGACCAATACCGCAGGGCACTTTTTAGTGGCTTGCAATGGTTCTGACCCTGTAATGATTTACGATGGTAGCGCATGGTTTAAAGTCGCTACTACTACAACTGCTCAAACAATTAGCAGTATTACTCATGTGGGCGCAGTTGCTACACTTACCACCGCATCTCCTCACGGATTGATTACGGGTAATCGAGTCACTATTTCTGGCGCAACATCATCGGAATATAACGGCACTTATGTTATTACAGTTACAGGCGTAAGCACATTTACTTACACAATGGCATCAAGCCCTGCGGCTAACGCTACTGTAGTAGGCTCTTATACGACTGTTGGCATTACAGGCGTAGATTCGTCAACATTTATCAATGTCAATTTGTTTAAAAACCGCCTATATTTTACGCAAAAAGACACCATGACTTGTTGGTATCTGCCTGTGGATTCTATTGGGGGCGCTGCTTCACCCCTCTATTTTGGCTCTATTGCTCGAAATGCAGGCTATTTGCAAGCTATGGGAACATGGACATTAGACGCTGGTCAAGGTGCTGATGACTACGCTGTATTTGTTACCTCTATGGGCGAAGTTATTGTATATAACGGCACAGACCCATCTTCCGCGACTACTTGGGCATTAAAAGGCGTATGGCAATTAGGTCAAACCTTTAACCGCAGATGCTTTTTTAAGTGGGCTGGTGACTTATTATTGCTGACTCAAGACGGATTAGTGCCTCTTGCGTCTGCTTTGCAATCAAGCCGATTAGACCCTAGAGTTAACCTCACAGACAAGATTTACTACCCTATTAGTCAAGCAGCTACTAATTACTACGCTAATTTTGGTTGGCAAATACAGTATTTTGCTTCTGAAAATATGCTGATATTAAACATTCCTGTAAATGATGGAATGGAGCAGTATGTCATGCACACCATTACTAAATCATGGGCTAGATTTACAGGCATACAAGGCTATTGTTGGGAAGTATCAGGCGATAACGATATGCACTTTGGAGGCGATGGCTATGTAGCCACTTTCTACACTTCCAATAGCGATGATGGACAGAATATTACTGCAACCGCACAACAGGCTTATAGTTATTTTGATGCGCCAGGACAATTAAAACGCTTTACTTTGGTACGCCCAATATTGCAATCTTCTGGCGGTGTTGTTGATGTTGTATGCGGATTAAGCGTTGATTTTGACACTCAATCTCAATTAGGCTCTGTTTCATTTAATCCAGCTACTCAAACTGTAGCTGTTTGGGATACCGCCAAATGGGATTCAAACCTATGGGCTGGTGGTTTAATTACTACTAAAACATGGCAAGGCGTTACAGGTATTGGTTTTTCAGGCTCAATTAATTTAAATACTGCCTCACAAGGGGTTGAGTTACATTGGGCTTCTACTGACTATGTATTTGAAAAAGGAGGGGTGCTTTGATATTACTTAATGAGCAAAGTCTTAAGGACTGGGCTGTTAAATATGAAATGCCAACCCCCCAAGATGCCCATTATGTAGGGCAAGTAATAAATGATGAAATTAGAGCAGTAGTTGTATATTGCGGTTTTTTTGGTAAATCTTGCATGATTCATGTAGGGTCAGTAGGGCAACATTGGGCAACCAAAGACTTTCTTAGAAAAGTGTTTGATTACCCTTTTAACACATTGAAATTAAAGGTTATAATTGGCACAGTTGCAGGGAATAATGAAAAAGCCCTAAAGCTAAACCGACACCTTGGTTTTCGAGATGTTGCCACTATTCCTGACGCACACGATGATGGAGATTTGGTGATATTAGAAATGCGCCCAAAATATTGTAAGTGGGCATAAGGAGAAACAAATGGGTGCAGGTTCATCATTTTCACAAGGCGCAAGCACAGGGCAAGCAAACCCTTATGCTGGCTCAACTAACCCTTATATTCAAGCAGCGCAAGCTACTACATTAGGGAATTTAACTGGAGCGCAACAAGCTACAACAGCAAACCGCATCAATCAAAACACTCCTTATGCTAGTTTAAGCTATCAACAAGGCGTAGACCAATACGGAAATCCTACTTGGACTGCCAACCAAACGCTTAATCCTGAGTTACAGAAATTAACAGAATCTTCTTTACAAGGATTACAACAAAGCCAAGCTAATCCAATGTATGGGATTAATCCTGGTCAAACTTATTCTGAAGCAATTATGCAACGCTTGCAGCCACAAATGGCTCAACAAGCGGAATCAAATACTGCTGCATTAGCCAATCAAGGTATTGTTCCTGGCACTCAAGCCTATGACAATGCTATGAGAACATTTAATCAACAACAAAATGATTTGTTAACCAGCGCACAAATTCAAGGTATGAACACAGGTTTGCAAGCACAAAACTTACAAAACCAAACTGCTGCCAACATTAAATCTTTGGCATCCCCAGGCTATGTTAATCCATACACTCAAGCTGCTGTTGCTGGCCCCGATTATCTTGGCGCTTATTCTACTTCTAATGCTCAACAAATTGCTGCGCAAAATGCTGCTAACGCTAAAACTGCTAACACTCAAGCTGGTCTTTATGGATTAGGTTCTGCTGCCTTGTTAGGTAGTGGTGGATTAGGTGGTTTAGCAAGCGGTTTAACAGGTATCGCAGGAATGTTTGGAAACAATGGCTTAAACAACCCATTTACAAGTTCTGCTGATTACATGAATAATATTGGCGCTACCAGTAGCGGTGCTTTGGGTACAACCAATCAATTCGCAAACGAATGGTGGATGTAACAAATGTCTTTTGTTAATTTAAATGGCAATTCGTATTGGGTAGATAATCCTCAATATGACAGCGAAGGTAATGTTACTAATTTGCCTCCTGAAGCCTATACAGCTTTAGCACCACAAACTGGTTTAGTTCAAAACGAATCTGGTGGATATGGCCCAACAGGTGATTTTAAATGGGAAGGCCCAGCAACGCCTGAAGGACAAACATTTGCTCAATGGGCAGATTATTTATATGCCAATGGTTTAGCAGGGCAAGATTACAATAGCGGGTTAACTAGAACTATTAATGATTATGGTTGGGCTGTTCCATTAATTGCTGCTGCTGGGTTTGGAGGTTTAGCTGCTGCGGGTGCAGGCGCTGCTGAAGCAGGCGCAGGCGCTGCTGGTGCTGAAGGCGCTGGTTATACTGGAATGAGCGATTATATGGCTCAAGCTGGTTTAGGCGCTGATGCAGGGTTTACCCCTAGTTATGCAAGCATGGGTGACTATATGTCACAAGCAGGCTTAGATTCAGGTACATTTAGCGGTTCTGACTTTCAAATGTCATCAACAATATCTGCTAAAGACGCTTTAAGCTATGCAAACAAAGCAAAATCTTTAGCTTCATTATTAAGTTCTACTGGTGGCTCAAAGTCTGCAATCGGTAATAACCCAATGCAATTAGCTTCAATTTTAGGCCCAGCCACTTCAAACAATAACTTTATTGGTCAAATTAAAGCCAATCAAAACCCATTTATATTTACCCCTGCTGGGCAAACTACAGCTTCAGAGGGTATGTATGATGTATCTGGCTCTAACTTAGCAAACGCATTAAGGAAAGCATAATGGCACTTACCGCAGAACAACAAGCCTTAGACTTTAATCCTGAATTACAGGATGTTAGCCGCCAAAGAAAGTTAGCTGATTTGCTAATGGCTCAAGGCATGCAACAACCACAAGGTCAAATGATTAGCGGTTACTATGTTGCGCCTAGTTGGACTCAGCAAATGAACCCATTAGCCAATATGTTGGCTGGTCAATCGATGGCTAGTCGTGCAGATACTCAAGAAGCTAAATTAGCAGAAGCATTGCGTGGCGAAAAAGCACAAGCATTAAGCACATTCCAAGAGTTAATGGCTAAACCAGAAACTCGTGCTCAAGCTATGAAATATGCTGCATCTAATCGTTATTTGCAACCTGTAGTTCAAGAAATGATGAAGCCACAAAAACTTGGCGAAGGCGAAAACCTTGTTATGCCTAGCATAAATGGTGGAGAGCCTATTAATTTAGGCGCTGGTGGAGCAAAATATCATGCTCCAATTAGCATTGATACAGGCAATTCAACTATTTTATTAGACCCACAAACTAAACAAAAAATTGCTGAATATCCTAAAGCGCATCAACCTATAGCTGGTCAAGTAGTAGAAACAGCTAATGGCCCAATGCTTGTAAATACTCGCACAGGACAAGCTCAACCAGTTATGGCTGGCGGTCAACCTATTGCACCTAAATTAACAGCAGACCAATCTAAAGACATTACTGACATTAATCAACAATATAAAACTATTGAAGGCGCTTTGACAGCAGTTAAATCAACTCCAAACGCATTTAGTTTTGGTCGTGGTGTGGCACAAAATTTACCTGCTGGAGAAAGTCTTGCTGGAAGATTTGATACGCCAGAACAAGCACAAGCTAGAGCTTATGTATTTAACAATGTATCTGCCGTTATTAAAGAACGGGCTGGTACTGCTCAAAGCCCTTCAGAATTGCAACGGATTAATTCATTTATGCCAGCAGTTACTGATAATGCAAAACAAATTGAAAGCAAACTTTTAGGATTTAAACAATATCTTAAAGATAAAGAATCTGGCACAAGACAAAATCCTAATGTTCCTTTGCAAGCAGAAGCGCCTAAAACGCCACAAGCGCCAAAAAAAGTAGTTAATTTTAATGACTTACCGTAAGGAATAGACATGGATGTATTAATGCCAGATGGCACTCTCATACAAAATGTTCCTGAAGGTACAACAAAAGCGCAATTAGAATCTAAATTAAGCGCTTCTCAAACACCTGCTTTAACACCTGCTTCTAGCGGTCAATTTGGTGAAAATGCTGGTGGCGCTGCTTTTGGTCGGCCAATTAATCGTGGTCAATTAAATGTGCAAGCAACACCTCGCCCATTAGAATCTGCTTTAGCTGCTCTTACAAAAGAATCTGTTGTAAACCCTGTATTGGGCGCTGCTCAATTAGCTACAGGCGGTCAAGTTGGCAGTCAAGCTGCACAGCGTTACGCACAACAAGCAAAACCATACGAAGAAGCTAATCCAAGTAGTTATTTAGCTGGTCAAGTTGCTGGTGTTGTAGCCCCTGCTGCTGGCATTTCTAAAGGTATTGGCGCTATTCCTAGTTTTGCTAAAGCAGCCCCTATGTTGCAAAACATTGGTGGCGCTGTAGCTCAAGGCGCATTAATGCCTGAAGAAACAGGAAAAACAGGAGAAGAGTTTTATGCACAAAAAGCTAAAGAAGCTCCTGTAAATGCTTTGCTTGGAACAATTCCTAGCGCTGTTTCTAAAACAGGTTCAACATTAGCTTCTTTATTAAAAAAAGAAGTTGGTATGGCTACTGGCGCTGGCGAAGAAGCGTTAAGCCAAGCATACAAAGCTGGCAAAACAGGAAATCAAACATTTCTTGCCAATATGCGTGGCACAGCGCCAATGGAAGATGTTTTAAATCAAGCCAAAGGTGCGCTATCTAATATGAAACAAGACATTTCCAAAGAATACAAGTTGGGAATGATGGATGTTGGCACAGATAAGTCTGTATTAAGTTTTAAAGGTATTGATAAAGCTATTAGCGATGCTAAAGATATTGCCTCATATAAAGGGCAAAACATCAATCCTCAAGCTGGCAATGCTTTGCAAGAAATTCGTGCAACTGTCGATGAATGGAAAAACTTGCCATCTAATGAATTTCACACTCCTGAAGGTATGGATGCTTTAAAACAAAAAGTAGGCGCTATTTTAGAAACAATACCATACGAATCTGGTAAAGCTCGTACTATTGCACAAAACATTTACCATTCAATTAAATCTGAAATTGCTGACCAAGCCCCTAAATACAATGATGTAATGAAAGGCTATTCAGAAGGTCAAGATTTAATTAAGGAAATTAGCAAATCTTTAAGTCTTGGTGATAAAGCTACTGCTGCTACAGGTTTGAATAAACTTCAATCTTTAATGCGTAACAATGTCAATACTAATTATGGCTATCGTCAAGAATTAGCTAATAAATTAATGCAACAAGGCGGTGGTGGCGATATTATGCCAGCGCTTGCAGGACAAGCATTAAATGCCAAAACTCCAAGAGGATTAGTAGGGCAAGGACTTGATGTAAGCGCTTTGTTAGGAACAGCTTTAACAGGTGGCGCACATATTCCTGCAACATTAGCAACAATGGCTACCACTAGCCCTCGTTTAATGGGTGAAGCTGCCTATAAAGCAGGTCAAATTGCTACAAAAACACCTAAAATGACTAATGAACAAAAAAGACTTGCACAATTATTATTAATGCGTGGCGCACAAGGAGCAACAAATGAGTAGAAACGGTAGCGTTAATAAGTGCGGTTATATTGCCTAATTCTATGACAAGTACGACAACGCCTCCATCCTTTGTAAACATGGGTATTTGCTTCGGTAAATTCATGCCCAGCTTTGCAATGCGTTTGAGCTTGTTTTTTTGCGCCACTAGCTTTTCCGCCAAGTGCAAGACCTTGTTTGTAAACTTTGCGAGTTTTATCTACAAGCTCATCAAAAGTTTTTGCGGTTTTAGCTCTTTGAACAATTGTGTCCCATTTAAAATTGTATTTTTCGGCAATTTCACAAACCAAATAATTAACGCCTTCAATAGTTATATATTTAGTAATTCTGCGATTTCTTTGTTGTTCTTTTTTAGTAGACCATTTGCAATTATTTGGCGTGTAATCACCATTATTATCAATTCTGTCAATAGAGTAGCCTTGTGGTCTTTCGCCCATATCTTGCACAAATTGGTTAAAATTGTTAATCCACTCGTTGCAAATTTTTATGCCTCTACCACCATAGTTTGCATAATGTTTGTTGCTTGGATTAAAGCATCTTGCCTTCATTCCTTGCCAAACTTGGTAAAGAGGATGTGGGTTTTTAAATGGCATAGTAATCTCCTTTTTAGAGATTATAGCATTAAATCGTAAAGGAAAGCAACCATGTCCCGAAATGGCTCAGGCACTTATAATCTACCTGCTGGTAATCCAGTAGTTACAGGCACAACAATATCAACAACATGGGCTAATACTACATTAAGTGATATTGCTGGAGCATTAACAGGAAGTGTTGCTTCTGATGGTCAAACCCCAATGTCAGCCAATTTAAATATGGCTACTAATAAAATTGTTAACCTTGCAGACCCAGCAAACCCTCAAGACGCTGCTACAAAAACATACACCGATACGGCAATATCAAGCTTAGGATTAGGCACTATTTCCACCCAATCTGCTAGTTCTGTTGCTATTACAGGAGGTGCTATTAATGCAACCACCATAGGAGCAACAACCCCATCTTCTGTAAAAACATCATCTTTAGTTGTTACTGGGGCAACATCTGGAACTTTAACATTAGCAGCAACCGCTATTGCTGGAACTAATACAGCAACTTTTCCAGCTGCTACTGGTACTGTAGTTATTTCTGGTCAAAACAGCGCAATAACCGCATCAACAGCCGTAGCTTCTACAAGCGGAACATCCATTGATTTTACTGGCATACCTAGTTGGGTTAAGCGCATTACTGTAATGTTTAATGGTATTTCTACTAATGCAGCTTCTACATTATTAGTCCAAGTTGGTTCAGGAAGCGTATCAACAACAGGATATGCTAGTCAATCATGGACTGGCACTACAAACTCAACAATTATTACAACTGGGTTAATTTTTGTAACAACAACAGCAGCAGCAGCAAATACATTATCAGGGACTGTTGTTTTAACTTTAATTGGCTCTAATACTTGGATTTCAAATAGCAATGCTAATTTTATAAATGTAAATAGTACTGGATTTGTTGGCTCAGGCACTTCACCTGCTCTTAGTGGCGCATTAGACCGAGTTCGTATTACTACAGGAAACGGCACAGACACTTTTGACGCTGGTTTAATTAATATACTTTACGAGTAAAAATTATGTTTCTAGTTACTTGGTTATTTGACAAAATTGGCTATATGCCTAAAGTTTCTGTAGAAACTACATGGCCTTTCCCTGCTACGCAAAAAGACTATGTTGCCCCTGACTTTGAAAAGCCTGTTGCTAAAGTCGCTAAGAAAACGACTGTGAGAAAGAAGAAATGATGCCTGAAAAAGACCCGACATCCTACTCTTTATTGACCTACCTGTGGGTATTTGGTCTTTCTTCTCTTGGCGGTGTAGTTAGCTTTATTAATAAAGTTAAAAAAGGCTACGCTAGAGCATTTAATATTGCTGAGTTTATGGGAGAAATTGCCACCTCTGCATTTGCAGGTGTCATTACTTTTTGGCTATGCGAAAACGCTAATATCTCCCCATTAATCACAGCAGCATTAGTAGGTGTATCAGGTCACATGGGTAGCCGAGCAATCCTTTTATTTGAAGAATGGTTAGCTAAAAAGTTCCCAGAATGATTTATTTACAATACATCGTTTTAGTACCTATAAGTTTAATTCTGACCGCTATTTCGATACCTTTAAGTATCATTTTGCCTTTATTTGCAATACAAAAAGACGGTTGGTTAGACAATCATAGTGTTTGTGGTAGAGGCCCACGACTTCCTACATGGCTAACTTGGTTTGACACTCCTGACAATTCGCTTGATGGTGATGCTACTTTTGAACGAATCAACGGCAGAAGCTATTGGTCAAAGGTTAAATGGCTATGCAGAAACCCTGCTTATTCCTTTGCAATCAAATATTTAAACGCACCTTATACAGTAATAGTTAGCGGTGACCCTACAATTAAGGACAATGACAATGCGAAAGAAGGACATTGTTTCATTCGGGTTAATGGACTATTTTTATTCCGCGCTGTGGTTCGTATCTTCAATACTAATCGGTGTATCTATATTAATATTGGTTGGGGAATTGCTGGATTGGCTGACCCAAATGTAAAGCCTACTGATACATGGCAATGCACCTTTGTGTTTTCACCTAGAATATCGGGGTTTAGATGATTGACTATGGCAGACTTATTTTTATCGCTTGTATTGCTACTGTTTTGTTTGGTAGTGGTTTTTGGGCGGGGAACAATCGCTATCTCAACTATAAAAAAGAAGTTGAAATTGTCGCAAAAACCCAAGAAGAAAAAGTTAAATCCATTCGGTCACAGCAGGAACTCGTAACTAAAGGAATACAGAATGAATACGAAGCTAAGTTGTCTGCTTTGCGCAGTTATTATGGTGGGTTGCGCCAGCCCAGTAGCGGTAAATTGCCCAGCATTTCCAACCCCTCCAACGGAGTTAATGAAAGCGCCTCCGACCAGTTACTTGCTTGCGCCTATACAACGCAACAATTAGTCAGCTTACAAGATTGGTTAAACGCTCAAATAGGCATTAAATGAACGATTTTAAAGAGTGCTTAGACTTAGTATTAAAATCAGAAGGTGGTTATGTTGATGACCCTCGTGACTCAGGGGGAAGAACCAACCTTGGGGTTACCCAAAAGTCGTTAGAAGAATGGTTAGGACACGATGTAGACGAAAAGTTTATGCGTAAACTAACACCTGAGATGGTAGAACCTTTTTACGAACAGAAATACTGGAGACCTTGTTATGCAGGAGTATTGCCTAGGGGACTCAACTATCTTATGTTTTCCGCAGGGGTTATGTCAGGCCCAGGAAGAAGCGTTAAATTGCTTCAACAAGCTATTGGATGCGTATCTGACGGAGTTATTGGAAGTCGAACAAGAGAGCAGATTCGAAACAGTAATATTGCAACTCTTATCACTAAATTCTCAGAGGCTAGGCGGGAATACTATCGCACATTAAAGAGCTTCCCTGTCTTTGGCAAGGGATGGCTTGCCAGAGTAGACAGAGAAGAATCTGAAGCATTACAAATGATTAAAAACGGGTAGATACCCAAACAATTAAGGCTAATGCTGTAATTGCCCCTAAAACAGCCCAAATGTGGCTGTATTCGCTTTCTAAAGGCATTTCTATACCTGTGGCGTAACTAGCGTCTTTAAACGCCTCAGAAGCGCTATGGTAAGTTTTTCCAACTTTTCCAAATGACCTTGTGCTCATATTGATATTCCCCCTTCTGTGATTGTGACTTTCATTGGGTCAGATTCATGTACTGCTAATGTATTTGCCCCCAATGGGTATGTTTTGTAACCATGATTTGCTAAAACTTCAGTTAAATCTACGCATTTAGCTACTTCAATAAACAATACAGGCTTAAATTGGTCTATGGTTTTCCATGCGCCAGCTAAGACTTCATGCTCCATGCGCTCTACATCAATCTTAATCAGGTCGCAGCGTTTAAATCCAATTGAATCAAGGGTAATCATGCCCACTTCTTTTTTGGAAGTAATTTGTTGGCCTATATCCTCTTTATCAGGGTGCTCTCTTAATTCCAAAGAACCATAAGAACCTGGTGCATAGTAGTTAGGCTCTGGGATGATAAGACTACCTTTTTCTGCGCCTACAGCTAGATTTTTAGCGGTAACATTAAAGCAATTATTAATCGCGATATTTCCGCACAAAGCGTAGTAAATTTTCTCTTGTGCTTCTATGGACACGACATGACCCCAAGTGGTCATTAAACGCCCCCATTGGACTGTATGCACCCCAATGTTTGCACCGCAATCTACGGCTATTACGCCATCGCCAAACAACTCACGCCTTCTAATCAAAATGGCTTTTAAAAAGTCCACTTCAATCTGGTCGTAGCTGCCTGTATTCATTAGGGAAAACCCTACACCAAACCCTTTGCCATCTTCAACCATTTTGTAGTCGTTTTTATTGATAATTAAAGTGCCTTGGTTAGTTGATGTCACTACAAATGCGATTGGATTCATTTCTCTTGTGCCTTTCTTAGTATTGCTCTAGCAAACCTAACCATGTCATCATCAAATTCACGATATTCAAATATGGTGGAATCCTTAGTCAATTCTAATATTTCCTCATCTGTTAGTGTCTTTGCTGGATGGGTGTAAAAAGGCACTCCACTTTCTTTATCAGTTTCAGCCCACCAACCAAATTCATCTTTTGCAAAATACGCTACTGGTTCATTATTCATACTAAATCCTCTAATCGGATGCCTCTGTCTTTTAAAATTCTGCGAATTTTTTTATAAGCCCGTTCTAGTATTTCTGTTACTGCTTGATGGCTAATGCCTTCAACTTCTGCTATTTCACGCAATGTCATGGGTTCATTCATAACGACTCCTGCATTTGGTCTTTAATTTTTAACGAAACAAGGTAATTTTTTAGATTACTGTCATCTTCATAAAAAATTTTAGTGAATAACTGCTTGGTAGGCATACGGACTGTATAGTCCTCAAATGTGCCATACCGCACAAAGTAGGCAAATGCACGACAAGCCATATTGTCCTCTTCGCACTTGTATTTTAGTTCGCACTTATCGCATGGGCATAACTCACGCATACATCACCTCATGGAATTTAGCTTCAAATTTATCCCAATTAAGCGAGTGCAACATCTCGGTAACATCAATGTTGGTATCGTGAATATAGACTTCTTCAATTTGCTCAATGTAGCCGTGTACATCTAAGTATGTGTCACCCACACATACAGTTGCCATAAATGGTGCTTTTTTCATTTAAATTCCCCTTTAAAGACTACAGTTTCTATTGATTTGCAAGGCGTGAAAACTAGGAAAAACCCTATGTGTTGCTTTTATGCAAAAAAGGTGGGGGCGGTCTACACGGATAGACATGGTAGGCGAAAGGGGAAAACGCCTCGCCCCCGTTGTTTAGTTTAACCCAGTTTTGAGTTTGTATATTCCCAACAAATGCAAAAACATTTGATAGGCATCTCTAAGGTCTTGTTCTTTATGCTCATAAATAGCGACCTCGTTTGTTTCACCATTAATGTACACATTCGCGCATCGTGCAGATGGGGCAAGAACCTCTCTATAAGCTGCAAGCTGTAGTGTATGCTCTAGGTAGGGTGTTAGTTCACCAGGGGATTTCTCCGTAGTTTTAAAGTCAATAACTACCCCACCAAAGTCTACTTTTGGCTTGCAATATAAATCGCATTTACCACCATAGCCTTCTTGAGCGTTAACTAGGCTTTGTTCAGGAATCCATAGCTGACTGCCAAAATGGGCTGTTATAGCGTCATCTACTTTGCGGACATACGCTGGCATCTCTGGCAAATATTCTTGGCTGTAAAACGATTCTAAGAAGTCGTGAACAAGCGTTCCTCTAGCCATTGCATCTTGGGATTTTTTCTTAGCTAAATCTAGGATTCGTGCTACCCATTCTTTTTCATCTTCACCATCAAATCTTGGGTTTTCTGTGGCTGCATAAAGGACTTGGGTTTGTTTCCATGTGTCCAATCCAGACTTAGATAGTTGGCTGTTAATTGTAGAAACGGAAGGTACGAGAGTGCCTGGTGCTGCTTTTGCATCTCTAAGCGTGGTATTGCGTTCTTTTCCATTTTTCCCTATTGTTGTGTATCGTGGTGCGCCTGTAACGGCACAATACCAATGCTCTGACATAATTTCCCCTTTTTACTGCGTTAAGTAAGTAAATCTAGTATAGCTTCACGGCTTTGTGGGTCTGTACAACAATCCGCACAAGTCCTAATCACATCTTTAATGACAGCAGCTAAGTCATTTACCTCAAATGCTATTAATTGTCTTTCTTCATCTACCCCAAAAGGCTCTGTTGAAATCTTGGCCTTATCGCCTATAACATCGCGGATATGACTTAGCATGGCTATCTCCTATCGGCAGATTGTGACCCATTGGCAACCGCCACCTCCGCATACATACTGTTGCCAGCAGTTAGCGTATTGAGCAGAAGCCAAACCAATTACAAAAAATGCTGATGCTGCTACAAGTGCTTTTTTCATCATATTCTCCTTAAAACGGAACATCGTTAAGAATTTCATCCGACCCAGCTTCTTTAAAGCCTACAGGTTGTTTTTCTTTGCCAATAGATACGCTAAAAAACTTACCTTTTTTGCCTTCTTTAACCCACGCAGATAGGTAATGTTCACGCCCATTGACCATAATAGACCCCGTATAGTCAGGATGCGTGTCAGTCGTTTTGCGGTCATTTTTAAATAGGCTACCGCTTCCCTCTTTTGGTACATAGGCCATTAGATTTCCTTTGCTTTTACTACTGGTTTAGGTGACGAAGCGGCATTACCATCATCGTCTGCTTGCACTACTCCTACTACTGCTGCTAATGCGTATCTACGC